CCTCGGGTGCGCGCTGTGGTGGGTGACCAGGGCGACCAGCATCGGCAGCACGGCGTTGATCGCGAAGTTGAGCCACCCCGCCGGATCAATATAGGTCACGGTTCTCCTGATAGGTCACGGTTTTCCTGGTGTTCAGGTGGTGAGTTTGTGGGCGAGCGCGACCAGGACCGCCTCGGTGATCCGGTGGATGTCGGCGTCGGAGAGCGCCCCGAATGACCCGTCCGGTGCGGTGGAGAAGCCGTCCAACGTGGCCCGCAGCCCCGCGACCTGGGTTTTCAGGGTGGTGAGGTCCACGTTGGTTTGCCGGAGATAGTCGGTGGCGGTCAGGTGTTGGTTGCTGCCACCGGGCCAGGTCGCCCACCCGGGCCAGGGGTGGCCGTCCGGGATGACCGTCGCGCTACCGGAGACGTATTGGTAGAGCGCGGTCAGTTTGGCGTCCTGTTCAGGCGTGAGCGCCATCACGGTGGTCCCCTCAGCCGGTGTGTGTCTCTGCGCGTCGGGGCCGGGGATGGGTCGCAGCAGCTCATTGACGTCGCACTCGATCCCGGCGACGTGCACGGTTGCGGTGTTGCGTTGCCACAGGTGCACCGGGCCGCTCACCTCGGGGGCGGTGCCGCACTGCCAGTAGGCGGCCCCGACACCCCGGGCGATACAGACGGTGATCAGTTCGGGGAATCCGTACACGCCGACTCGGTGGGCGCCCAGAACGGTGGCGACGCCGTCGAGGTAGGCCAACGCCGCCGACACCTGCGCCGGGGTCACATGCCGATCGCAAGCGAAGAAGATCACCTGGTCGCCCGGGTAGCCGATCCAGTCCGCCCCAGCCCCGGCGCGATGAGCGTGGGCCAGGCCGTCAACGAACCCGCCGAGCATGTCATCGGTGTCGACCTCGAACACCAGATACACCGTGATCCCGGCCGCGCGCAGCGCGGCGTACTCGGCCGGATCAATGTGTTTGGCGGTGTGGCTGAGGTGCGGGTTGTCGACATACCGGATGACGAACCGATAGCCAGCGGCCTGAATCGCCGCGCTGGGGATGACCCCGGCGCTGTAATCCAACCCCCGCATGGTGTTCACAGGTGTTTCACCGTCAGCCAGCGGTGCATGGCGGCCGCCAGGGCGCTGTCCGGGTCAGTGGCGGGCGGCTCGCCCGGTTCGGTGGGGAACGGTGTGGCGACATCGCCGGTGAGCCGCTGGTATTCAGCGTTCGCGGCGGTGGCGTCTAACCCGGATGGGGTTCGTCCGGTCCGGGACACCCAATCCGGGGAGATCGGGACCCAGGTTTCGTCGACGTAGCGCAGGTAAAACGCGGTGCTCATCGGTTGGGGTTGGCCCCAGGTGACACACGTCAGCCAGCCGGGGTCGTAGCCGGTCAGCGGGACACAGTGCCCGCCGAGGATGGCGGTGGCGGCGACGATGTCCCAGCGCTGCCCGGCGTGCAGCTGGCGCATCGCCGAGGCCGGGACGTTCATCCCGGTATACACCACCCCGAAATCCGCGATACACGTTTTGACGAGCGCGAGGTCGGTGTGGTCGATCTGGGCGAACGCGGTGATGCGGTAGCCGCCCACGCCGACGGTGCGCCAGTACTCCAGGCCGTCTTGTAGCCGGGCCCCGGTGTCGGTGGTCGGGTCGGCCGGGTCGTAGCCGGAGATCGCCGCGTACATATCCAGGCATTCGGCGGTGGTGAACGCGGTGGTGGTGTCCCGGGCGTCGAATTCGAACAGTTGTTGGGCGTGGAACGCGGCGGCGGCCACACAGTCCCCGACGTGGTCGTTATCGAGCATCCCCCACGCCGTGGTGGGGATGTGGGCGCCCCAGTCGATCGCTGGTGGCGGGCTCGCCGGTGCCCCCAGGGCGCGGCGTAACCGGACGCGGGGTCGGGTTGGATCGTTGGGTAACCGCCCGAACGCACGCGGCGGCGGATCAGTCAGTGTGGTCACCACAGTTCAAACACACCCTTCACACACAAGCGGGAAGAACGAGAAGAAAGGGAAAAAGAGGGGCTGGCCCGCCCCCGGGGTGCCGACACGACACACACCAGGGGCAGGCCGGGAATCACAGTGGGGACAGGGGTTTACTCGTCGTCGTCGTGGTCGCAGCCGGCGTCGCGGGCGACCCGGTCCACGGCGGCCTTCAGCTCCGCGATGCGGTGACGGATCGCGGTGTGAGCGCCCGGGGTGTGCTGGTGGGTCTGGGACAGCGCGGTGACCTCGGCCAGGATCTTGCCGACGCTCCCGGTGACCAGGCTGACCAAGCTAGTGACGTCGACGGGCAGCGGACTGGACATAGCTGTACTCCTTCATGGGATAGGTTTTGTGTTCTCCGCGAGACACACAGGGGGCGTCCGGCGGGTCTGGGGAGCGACAGTGAGTCGCTTAATCGGTGGTGATGTCGCGGGCCCGCTCAGCGAACCGGTCTTCACCGCCACACCGTGACGGCGGCCTCAGATCAGCGCTGAGCTGGGACTACAGCGTCGCGGGTGGTCTGGGTGGCTGGTGTGTGGAGGGTGGTGTGCACCCGGGCGCAGCCGGCCGCCGCGAGTACCAGCATGAGCACCACAAGCAGGACTGTGAGCAGTGAGGTCACGCCACCCTGGCCATGGTCAGGATGAGAATCCCGGTGATGGCCAGCACGGCGGACACCGCGCGGAGAGCTCGCGGGAATCGTGGCATGATCAAACCTCTCGAATGGGTACTACCGGAGGGGAGATGCCCCGAGCCGACCCCACGCCGGCCGCCCGGGTTGACCGGCTCTCCCGCCTGTACAGGGCGCCCTGAGCGGGCGTGTGAGCGGTGACCGCACCATCCACGGCACCCCCCCACAAGTCCCAGGGGCGCGGGCGCGGCTGGGACTTGTGGGTGCACGCAGCCGAGGGCGGGTTGGCCTGTGGTGACGCTGGCGGGGGGTTAGCGCGGCGCCGGCCGGGCCGATCGGTCTGGTGGGTCCTGGCTGGCCGTGTCGGGGGTGGGGTCTGGGACGAGCGCCGCGCGTGGCAGCGCGATGAGGACTTTCGCGGCGCTCAGGGCCGCGAGCGCGTCTTCGGGGTCGGCCGGTGGGGTCACCGTGGGTTTGCCCTGTTCGGTCAGGATCTCATTGAGCGCGGTGACCCGCTGTCGGGCGTCGACCAGCGTGCTTCGGTGGGCTGTCGCGAGAGCCTGCTCGGCCCAGGCGCGCTGGGCGGGTTGTTCGAGGTGGATCGCGGTCAGTGACACCGCCAGCGACACGGTGGTGGTGGCCAGGAGCAGGCACAGATACCAGCGCCGCGCGATCCGGCGGGCCACGATCGGCGCCTGGTCGGCCTGGGCCGCCAGCACGGTGATCGCGTCGTGCGCGTCGGCGTGCGCGTCGGCGTGCGCGTCCGTGTGGGCGGTGGCCTTCGGGGCGAGCAGCTCAGGTCCGGTCAGGGTGTACACCGGGAATCGTCATCTCCTCTTGAGCTGGGCGCGCAGCGCGGCGAGTTCGCCATGGGCGTGGTCGAGTTGCGCGGTCAGTGCCGCTATGTCGGCGTGGTGGCGCTGCCGCGCCAACTCAGCGGCGGCGTCGGCGGCCTCGGCGTGGCGTTGCAGCCCGTCGATGAGTTGACGCAGCAGCGCCGCGCTGTCTCGCGCCGGGTCCGGTCGCGTGGTGGTGACACGGTTTGTGATCCATCCGGTAGCCAGCGGCGCCACCGCCGTGACGAACGCCACGATCAGGACCGCGCCGGCCAGGATCGGGTTGTCCGGCAGATCTACCCCGCTGATCGGCACGACTGGTCAGTCCTTCCTCACCCCGGCGGGGGTGCGCGGCCGCTCGTGGTGCGCTGTGTGGGTGTCCGCGAGCAGCCGCAGTATCTGGTCGACCACCGCCCACCGTGTGGTGTCGTCGGTGGCCTGACGCAGCCGAGCCCGCAGCCCCGCGGCGGTGATGAGGGTGGTGGGCGCGGTCGCTGTTTTGGTGCGCTGGCCGGCCCGGGTGTCGGCGATCGCGCGGGCCACCACCGGCCACGGCACGGCGATCCGTTCCCCGGTGGCGGCGTCCTCGACCACCAGCACTCCCGGGGCATCGGCGGTGGGGCGTCGCGCGGCGATACCCACCGGATGACCGAGCTGCCGCCCGATCCGCTCGGCCACCTCGGCGAGGTCGACATCGGCGTGAACCAGGGGGTGCCGCATGGGCTCATCCACAGCTGGGCGGGTCAGATGGGGATGGCCCACAGCGTGCGGGAGTGCCACGCGGCTTCACCGCCGGTTTGGGTGCAGTACTTCGCGGTGATGGTGGTGTCCCCCGGGGTCAAGTCGGTGACCAGGTTGACCGCCGCCAGCTCGCACGCCGGGCCGCCGTGGGAGCCGTCGCCGAGTTGGCAGGTCGGCGGGCGTCCGACCGGGATGGTGTTGGCGCCGCTGGCTTGCCAGGCCATCGCGGCGACGTCGGCGTTGGGGTTGAGTTTCTGCATGAAACAGGAGATCCCCAGCAGGATGGTGCCCGAGGAGGGCACCGTGATCGTCAGTTCGGGTCCGTGGGTGGGCAGGTCCCCCCAGGTCCGCGACACCCGTGACTCGCCGACGCTGACTTCGGCGGCGCGGTAGCCGGCGAACGCGGATGACCCGAACCGGCCGTCGCGGTCCAGCGCCACCAGATCCGGGCCGTTGACCAGCACGAAACAGCAGTCCCCCACGCTGGGTTTGAAGTTGGACAGGTAGTGCACGTGCGGCACCGACGTCGGGTCGCCGCCGATGGCGATGCTGCACGTCGCGGAGGCCAGATCCACCGCCGTGATCGTGGCTTGGCGCAACTCCAGCGTGGGGCTCGTCGCCGCCGCGGTGCCGGTGTTCCCGGCGATCGCGGCGGCGGTGTCAGCGACGGGGAGATGCTCCACCACATGGCGCACGGGCATCCCCTTGTGGTCATTTGGTGTGGTGTTAGGTGAGGCGTTGGCGGCGCGCGGTGGCGTGCATCGTTTTCTCGGGTCCCAGCGGGATGGTGAATCTGTCGAGCAGGAATCGCCCGGCCACGGCCGTGCGGCCTCGGTCCACGGCCACCACGTCCCCGGGTTCCAGCGCCGACATTGGGATGACGTCCAGCTCGACCCGTTCGGTGGCGCCTTTGACCTGCCGCAACAACGCCTGGGCCACGGTCTGTGCCTGGGGTTCGGTGGTGATGGTGGACGAGGTGTAGCGGTAGGTCACCGTGCCGCAGGGGCCCAGGTAGTAGGTCGGGGACGCTGGGTCGTCGTCGACGGCGATCGCGCGGACCGGTTGGGTGTTCCCGGAGCCTTCCCCGGTGACGATCACCTGGTTGTAGCTGTCCTTGTCGGACAGCGAGCGGGTCAGGGCGGTGATGGTGGGGTGGTCGCGGTCGTCGAACGTCCAGCTGGCGGGGGTGTGCACTGGGTCGGGCACCGGGCGCAGCGCGCACACCCCGCGCGGATCAAAGAAGATCTCGCAGCCGATCGCCTCGGCGAGTTTCTGAATATCGGCCCATGGGTCGTTGCTGCTTTGCTGGCCGAATTGCAGCTGCGGGGTGATATCGAGTGTCGAGGTGAAGTTGAGGACGGCCTCGGGCATCCGGTCGCGCACCATGCCGGCGATCGCGTCGGCGTAGTTGGTGCCCGGGGCGATTGTGTAGGTACCGGCCCAGGTGTTGCGGGCGATCTTGCGGGAGAGGTCGTCCCCGGACAGTGTCAGCACCACCCCGGCCGGGGTGTCGCAGATCTGGACGTCGTCGAGCAGGAACACCCCCAGTGGACACCACTGGGGAGCCGACGCGTCGGTGGACACCAACACATTCAGCGTGCGCAGCGACGGCGAGGGAACCGACCAGTGCGCCACCGCCATCGACACTCGAACCAGCACCACCTTGGCCACGGTGGTGCCGGCCACCAGCCGGGGAATCGGGGCGCCGTTGGTGGCGGCCTGCCAGCTCGCGCCCCCATCCACGCTGGTCTTCACGCGCAGCGTGGCCCCGGGCGGGACCCGTGCTGTCCAGGTGATCACCGACCCGGCCAGCGGCGCCGCCGGCAGCGGCAGGGGCGGCGCCATCCAGCGCCCCGATTCCGGCAGGCGCCGGGTGATCACGTTCCCCGTGGCCACCGCTGTGCCGGAGGTCCATCGGGTGTCGGTCTTGGCGGTCCGACCGTTCGCCGTGGCAACGCCCATGCCAGAGTGGATGACGGTCTTGCGCAGCCGGCTGGTCGACGCGGCCTGATCGGCGAGGGGGACGTAGCGGATCTTCCACGGGATAAGCGTCGCGGACGGCGCGCCGGCGGCACTGGTCCGTCGATGGGTGACGGCCGCCGTACGGGTTCCGGTCGGTGTGGTGGCGGCGGTGATGAGATGGACAGCCTGGAGCGTGCCGAGCCAGCCAGCGAGCCCGCTCGTGCCGGTGAGCCCGCCGACCACCCGTACCTTCGCCGGCCAGCAGCAACCGCCCGGCCGAGACACCCCGGCGGCCCGGTAACGAGTGGTCGTTTTGGTGAGCGCGCCGGCCGCGCCGCACCCAGACACCACCCTCCGCGTGATGGCGCGGGGGCTCAGCCGGGTGTCTGGCTGAGCGGACCCGGCCAGACCGGTGACCACGGTGGTGGCCGGGATGACCGGATAGCCGCCGGTTCGGCGTTGGGTGGGCCGGTTCGGCGGTGGACCGAACAGCGCCACCGGTCAGCTGATTTCGCGGTAGGTGACCCCGTAACGCCAGGTCGCGGCGGGAGGAATGACGGAGAATGTCAGCGCGATCATCCCACCCGGAGCAACGATCGGACGTTCCTCCTCGACCGGTATCCACAGCCACCCGGTCAGCGCGTTGAACCCCTCCCCGGCCACAGTGTCACCGTCGGTGCCCTCGGCGGTGGCGGTGCGCAGCCAGGTCACCACCGACGCTGGATCACCCGGGTTGGTCCGGACGGGGGTGATTGGGGTGCCGGTGATCGAGCTGGTCTTGCGCAGCAACACCGCCTCGGTGTGCGCCGAGGCGGTCGAGGAGCTCTGGGTGAGCCACACCCGCAAGATTGTCAGGGCCGTGCTCGCCGGGGCGATGGCTTGCAACAGGGTGCCAGCGGCGCTGACCGGCCGGGCGTCGGTCACGGTGTAACAGCGGCCCACGGCTTAGCCGCCGGGGGCCTGAACGAACGAATACGGGGTTTGGATCGAATCCCCCGCGTTGAGGGTCACCACCGCGAACACACTGCGATCCAACAGCACCCCGCCGCCCGGCGTCGGGTGCGAGAAGATGCCGTGCTCGGTAACCGCGACCCCGGCCGCGCCGCAGGTGTTGGTACCAATCGTGGTGTAGATGTTGGCCGCCGCACCAACGCTCTGGCTGCCGGTCGCCCGCGTGTTCGCCGGGCTGTACTGGGTGGCCAGCTCCCGGGCCAATGCGGTGTCACTACTGGCGGGGGCGGCGGTGCCGGTACCGATCCCGTGATACCGAAAATCCGCGATGTTCACGGCGCCGAGGAAGTTCTGCACCAGATAGCCGCAGCCGGCCATGGTGACCACCCGCAGCGACGCCAACCCCAACTCGACCCGCCGCCCATCAGCGCGCAACACCCGCAGCCACAGCGCCCCGTACACCGTCGGGATATCCCACACCTGCGCGGCCAGCACCCGCCGGGCACCCGACCACAAGAACCGCAGGTTGGCTCGCCGCCACCGGTTCACCCCCACCGGCAGACCACGCTGAGGCAAACCCTGGCTGATCAGCTCCCGAACACGCGGGCTCGACGCGGACAGCGGTCCTCGCGCCGGGAGCGCCGCGACCCGATCCAGCTCCCGCATCTCCCGCCCAGACACCAGGGCGATCATGAGACCTCGTCCTGATTGACCACACCCCGATGCCGGCAGGCCACGCAGGCGAACGTCAACCGCCACCCCACCACCCGCACCGGGTCGAACGCCCCACCACCGGCCAAGACCGGTTCCCAACCATCCGTGCCGGGCAACTGGATCTCATTCGGATGCCCGCAGCCTGGGCACACCACCGCCACCAGGCCTTGGGCCTCATCGGTCGTGGGAGAGCTAACCGAGCTCAAGGGCACCGTCCCCGGTGGTGATGATGTTGTTCGATAGGCCGGTCACCCAGTCGGCGGTCCCGGCGAACTCGTGGGACACCGTGCGCACCCCGGGAAGCAACACCCCCCGGAACAGCCGTACCTGGGTCCCGAACGGGGTCAACATGTCGCGCAGATACCGAGGAGTCAGCTCACCCCGAGGGTCAGCGACCTCGGCGGTAAACCGACGCAGCTGCGCGGCCGAGCGGTCGGCATCCACCGAGCCGTCGTGCACATCCAGCGTGGCCACCACCGCGCCATCACGGACCACCTCGACCTTGCACACAGCCGTGTGAGGGCCGCGTACCGCCGCCTGAAACGCCTCAGATGTCCCAATCACCGACTTGTCCTTTCCCGCTCACCCCGCCAGACGCGCGATCAACATGGTGAGAGATCGTCGCGCCCGTGAACTACGAACCCGACGCGCAAGACGAGCTCATCGCCGACGCTGAAGCCCTCGGCGGCCCAGCGTTCGTTGAAGAACTTCACTACGCCGCCACCGCCGAAACCGACCGGCTCGTCCCCTGGGACAGGACCGGCGCCGAACCACCCGAGCGGGCCACCACGTGGATCACAGCGGCCCGCCACCTCGTGGCGGTGCGCCGGGCGAAACTCCTCGGCCCAAAAGTTCCTCGTATGGCTGATCGACGATCGACCCATCATCGGTTTGATCTACCTCATGGTGCTTCTCGGCGCGTTGGTCGCGGTGGTGTGGGTCGCGGTGCCCGTGGCTGGTCCGGTGGTGAGCGTTGTCGGGGCCACCGTTGGCGCGGCGCTTGTGACGGCGTTCACTCGCCGTCGTAATAAGAATCGCGATCAGGAAGAGGGCTGACAGGACTGGGACGCTGGCCCCTCGTGCCCGGCTAGGCGCCGATGGGCACGGGGGCCACTTCTGTGTAGCTGACCTTCGCGGTCAGTACCCGGTAGCGGTGGCGCCGTTGGTCGATGTCCCAGGTCCATTGCATGTCCGAGCCGGTGGAGCCGGGTCCGAATACCACCCAGTGCTGTTGACCGTCGGGGTATTGCAGCAGCAGGGTGCGCCCGGAGGCGTCCAGGGCGTGCAACGCCGCCCAGTAGTCACGCGGGTCGGCGCTGGTGAACACCAATGTGAAGGTGCCTTCGATGCCGTAGCGGGGGCCGGTGACGGCGACCTTGTAGGCCTGCCGCCCGCTGGTGAGCACGGAAAACACCCCTTGGGCTTTCTGTTGGGTGACCGAGTCCCCCTGGTGGGCCACCGGCAGGATCGTGTTCAGGGAAGGGTTGAGTACGTCTTTCAGCCAGAACTTCTCGCTGATCGGGGTCGCGGTCACGTCGTTGGAGTATGCCGTCGAGCACAACCGCAGGGTGCCGAACTGGCGGTAGGCCAGCGCCCGGTAGTGGGAGACCTGGTTGAGTGGGGCCTCGTAGTCATACACGGTGAGCACGGCCAGAAAGTTGTGTGGGTCGGTGGGAATTTGTATCCCGCCGCGTACCGGTGACCAGCTCACCCCCGCGTCCCGGGAGGCTTGCAGGGTGAAGCTGACCGTGGGTGGTTCCGCGCCGGAGGGGCGCACCTGAAGCTTGACCCGGTTCAGGGCGGGGTCGAATTCGGCGTCGAGCATCGTCGCGGGTGGGGCGCCGGGCACTTGTTGGGTCCAACTGGTGGATGCCCAGGCGGATTGGTTGGTCCCTAGCCCGGTCCACACCTGGCTGACCCGCACGTATGCCTGATATTCGCCGTTGATCAGCTCGATGGGGATCGGCCAGGTGTTCTCGGTGCCGCTGGTCCACCCCGACTCGATGGTCGCCAGCGCGGTCGCCGGGTCGAACCCCGGCGTGCTGTATTGCTCGGCGGTAAACACCCGGGCTTGCCAGGCCTGTTGCGGATCGTTCTCGGCGTCCCCATACCGCCACGCGACGTGGGGGCGGCTGGTGGTGGTGTTGGTTCCGGTCGGAGCGCTCACCGTCACCGTGGGTGGGCTGTTGTAGGCGACATCCACCCATATTTCGGAGATGCGCAGCGGCACCCCGAAGTCGTCATCCCTCGATAGCGTCACCACATACGGGTTGAAGTCGGCCAGGGTCCATTCCTGGCCGGCTGGGTTGGTGGTGGAGATCCCCAGCGATTGCTCCACCCATTCAGCGGTCGGCCAGGGTGGGGGGCGGAACAGGATGAACAACAGTTCCAGGACGAAATCGAGGATGCCGACGATCAGATCGAGGATGGGGTGGGTGCAGCTGTGGTGGCACAGGCAGATCGGCGATGGCGCGGGGAACGCCACGGTCTGCACCCGAATCCGAATCCCCACACTGAAAATCTTCGCGCCGGGCGGGATCGGGGGTGCGGTCACGGCGAGCTTGAGCACCTGGTCATCCAGCCGGCAGCGCGGAATCAGCTGGACGTAGGAGTCGTCGGAGTTGTCCGATAGCGCGTGGTGGGCGTTGGTGGCGCCGACCACGGTCCAGGTGCCTAGCTGGACCGTCGCGCTGGGCCGTACTGTCTCGACGGGATTGGCCATGGATGAGCCGTACGGTTTATCGGCGGCGTTGCACGGCCAGCGCGCGGCGCAGCGCGGTGTCCCGCTCGGCGATCTCGGCGCGGATCATCCCCCGGAACTCCCGGCCGTCAATGTAGACGTGCACCACCGGGGCGCCTTGTCCCTGACCAGCGCCACCGCTGGCTGGGGTCCGGGACGCATCCGCTGACGGTGGGTCCGCCCGGACGGTGACGCTCGGGGTGGACCACGCGGCCAGCCACCGATCAGCCTCCGCTGTGGCGGTCCGCGCCAGCCACCCGGCGTCCGCTTCGGCCTGCCGCGCCCAGGACACCACGGCCGCGTCCAGGTTCGAGGGGCCTGCCCATGCCGTGGTGGCGAGGGTGGCTCCGTCCCCGCCCCACACCGCCCCCACCTCAGCCAGAGACCTACTGAGGCTCATGGCCGGAGACACCGCCGAGACCGCAGCCTCACTGGCCAGGGCTGTCTGGGCGCCGCCGGAGGTCATCGCGGCCCGGCTACCTCCTCCTCCGCCGCCGAGTCCGGCCATCTGTTCCAACTGGATCACGATCTGCAGGAGCTGGATCAGCTGCACGAGCTGTTGGGATAGCTGTTGGGTGGCTTGGGCGGCGACCCGCATCCCCTGGGCGACCGCCCGCCCGGCCATCGGGCCAGCTCGGGTGACCAACCGCAGCTCATTCACGACCAGTTTCAGCAGCCCGACCAGTCGTTGCGCCTGGGTGTTGATCTGGGTCAGCGATTCGGACATCTTTTGCAGCGCTGAGTTGGTCACCGCGAGCGCGGTGTTGAAATTCGTGGTGTCGGTAACCAGCAGGGCGAAGGTCTGCTCCGTCGCGGGCAGTTGCTGGCAGAACGTGGCGAAGTCAGTGGTGAATGTCGTCCACAGCGGGGCGAACGCGGTCCACAGCGGCCCGAAGATCTGGAATTGTCGCACGAACGCCGTCCACAGCGGGGCGAACAGCTGGAATTTCTGGACGAATGCCGACCACAGCGGAGAGAATTGGACGAACAGCGGCACGTAGGCGGCCCATAACGGGGCGAAAGTCTGCCATTGCTTCACATAAGTCGCCCACAACGCGGCGAACGCCGTGAATTGTGTGGTGTAGGTCGCCCATACCGAGCCGAACACGGTGAACTGTTGGGTGTAGGCCGTCCACAAAGGACCGAAAGTCGTGAACTGGGTGACATAGGTCGTCCAGCGCGGGGCGAACGACGTGAACTGTTGGGTGTAGGTCCCCCACAACGCGCTGACGCTGGTGAACTGGGTGACATATTGCTGCCACACCGGGTCGAACCGTTGACAGTCAGTGACGTACTCCCGCCACAAGGGAGCGAATTGGCCGAATTGCTGCGTGTAGGTCGTGAAGAGCGGTTCGTACTGTTGCAGCTGGGTGGTTTGTTGTTGCCACAGCGGTCCCAGCGCGGTGAGCTCGTCCTTCAACGGTGCGAGTCCGGTGGTGACCAGGGTCGTGACGGTCTGGGTGAAGTGCGTCAGGTCCGTTGTGACCTGGGTGACGCCGGTATCGATGCCTTGGCGCAGGCCAGCTATCAGGTCGGTACCGGCCGGGACAAGCAACGTCGCGGAATTGGCGAACACTCCGGTGATCTGTTCGGGCACCGTCTTGACGTAAGTCAATACGTCGGTTTGGCCGGTGGTCATGCCCTGTTGGAGGCCACCCATGATCGCTTGGCCGTGCGGTGTCAGCAGCACCGCGTCCTCGGCGATCGGGCCCTTGTGGTCGGAAATCCACCGCCCAATTCCGCCGACGAAGCTCTTGACTCCTTCCCAGGCGGATTTCAACCCGTTCAGGAACCCATCAATGATGGCTTTGCCGGCATTGAGCAACATCTGTCCGGCATTGGTGAAGAAGTCACCCAGCTCGGTGAGTTTCTGGACACACCACTGGGTGCCTTCGGTGAACTTCTGTGTGATCTTGTCCCAGACTTCCCCGGCGATGCGTTTGACGTCCCCCCAATGCTTGATCAGCAAGACCCCGGCCGCGATGACGGCGGCGATCGCGGCCGCGATCGGGATGAACGGCGCGATCGCGGCCCAGACCGCCGCCGCGAGCGCGATGAACGCCGCCACGACCACCGTGCCGATCACCCCAGCCAGCACGATGGCGACCTCTTTGTGTTGGGTCATCCACTGAACACACGGTTGGATGGCGCTGATGATGGAGCCCAGTGCTGGCAACAACGCCGTGCCGATCTGGATAGCGAGCGCGCTCAACCCGGCTTTGGCCTCGGACATCTTCTGGTTGAAGGTCCGCTGAATCTCGTCCCAGTGCGCGACGTTCCCGGAGGCGTCGGCGGTGGCGTTTGTCACCGCGTTGATCGCCATCGTTGTGGTGGTCATGTTCTCACCGGTCAGCATCAGGGCGACCTTCAACCCGGTCGCGCCGCCGGTGGCCTTCTGCATGGCGCCGTCGTAGGTTTGGTAGATCTCGATCCCGGACTTCGCTTCGGTGCCGATGCCGTGCATCCCTTTCGCTAGCGTGGCGAACTGGGTGGCCTGGCCCGAGAGGATCGGCGGCAGTGCTTTCGCGGCGGTGTTGAAATCCTTCTGGGAGATCGAGCCAGTCAACAATTCCTGCCCCAGTCGCTGGACCTGAGGATCGAGTCCCCCTAAGGCGCTCTGCAGGTTGATCACAACCTGCCGCGAGTCGCTGATCCCCGGGGTCAACCGGGATTGGATCGCCTGCTGCACTTCATTGAGCACACCTGACAAGCCTTCGGTGCCGAGCTTCTGTGACAGCTGAGTAGCGTTGATTCCCAACGCGGACAGCTCTTTCCCAGCCGGACCGTTCGCGTTGGTCATGTTCCGGACCGCGTTAGCGAGGTTCTGCGTTGCCTGCTGCGCGGAAATCCCGTGCTGGGTCATGCTGGCCAAATCACCGAGGATGTCATCAATGCTGATATGCGCGGCTGAGGCGATCGGCAGGATCGAGGACATGGAGCCGGCCAGCTCTTGGAATGTCATCTTGCCTTGGCCGGTCGCGGCGACGAGCTTGGACATCACTGTGGCGGCCTGATCCGCCGACAGGTGATAGTCCGTGAGCGCGGAGGTCAACGCGTCCGCCACGGTCGTGAGGTCCGCGTTCTCGGTTTTGGCGCCCTGCGCGGCGGCCTGGAGTACCGTCAACCCCTCGGCGCCGTGTTGCCCACCGGACTCGACCTTGTACATCGCGGTGGACAACTGTTCAGCGGAGTATCCGACCTGGCTGGCCATGGTGAGGATGCCCTGGCGGACCATGTCGAGGTTCTGCTCGATCTCACCAGCACTGGACACCAGACGCTGGGTCGAGGACTGGAAATCCCCGGCCATCGTGATCGCCTCGCCACCGACCGCCGCCGCCGCGAGCCCGGCCACACCAAGCTGAGCTCCGGTCAATCCAGCGGCAGCCGCGACCCCGCTGAACGCGCCTTGGGCTCGCTCGCTTGCCGCGCTGAGGGTGAGCAGACCCGCTGAGGACGCCGTGCCGGCACTACCCACGGCGGCGGTCGCCGCCGCCGCCTTTTCCTCCGCCGCCGCCATCGCGGAGCTCAGCGCGGCGGTTCTCGTGGCCATCGCCTCGAACGCGAGCGTCCGCTCACTCGAGGCATGCACGGCGGCCAGCGATGACTGCTCGTAGGCCGCTGTGAGCTCGTTCAGCGCGGCTTTGGTCTTCATCGCTGACACCTCGGCGGCCTGACCGACCTTGGTGTGAGCCGCGCTGACCCGTGCGGCCTCGTCGTTCGCGGCGCCGCCGACCCCAGCCATCGCGGCAGTGGTCTCGGTGGCCGCCGCGCTGACCTGGGTGGCGGCCGTTGTCGCGGACCGGCCGAGTCTCGCGTGAGCGACGGCGGCGGTGTTCGCCTCAGTCGCTATCGCGGTGGCGGCGCGCCCTTCGGCGGTGGCGGCGGTCTGGGCGGCGGTGGCGATGGGGGTGAAGGACGCGGCGGCGCGCTGGTTCGCGGCGACGATCTCGGTTGAGGACGTGGCGACCGCGCTGGACATGGCGGTGGTGGCGGCGCGGACCTGGGTCGCCATCCGCTCCACGCTGGCCGCGAACTGGTTGACCTGGGCGATGGCTCCGCTCGTGACCGCGTTAATGGTGATCAGCAGGTCCATCGCCACAGCCGCTCACCCACCCTCATCATCGCCCGGCACGGTGTCGGAGTCGTCGCGGTAGTCCTCGTACGGGCTGATGTAGGTGATCAGGAAGTCGTCCAGGGTCAGCGGCGGCCAGATCTCCTCCTGGGCGTGGACCTCGACCAGGGTTTTCGCCAGCAGCGCGGTGAGCAGGTCGGATCGCCGGGCGCCGAGGGGGCCCTCGATGCGTTCGAAGGCCCGCCACTCGGCCAACTCGGAGGCGGAGATCCGGGCTAGCAGCTCGGCGACGGTGCACCCGAGATGGGCGGCGAGTCGGAAGGTGAACAGCCGGTCGGGGCGGGCTCGGAGTTTCCCTCGGCGTCCTTCTCGGCGTCGCTGGTCAGCCGGGACAGCCGGCGCGCGACCGACGCCAAGCGATCCAGCCCGGCGGACCCACGCGTACCCAGGTCCGCGATCCCGGTCTCCAAGTCGGGGTACAGGCGGTTGCCGCCGGCATCCCGCAGCGTCAGACACAGCAGGCGCATGGTGCTGTCCCGCACATTGGGGGTGACTGTGGAGCCTGTCACGGTGACCCCACCGGCGTGGTATTCGTCTAGTTCGGCGCCGGTGAGCTCATACACCCACACCGCCAGCCGCCATTCCGGGACTTGCACCAGCTCACAGGCCAGGTCGGTGGGGATCTGGGAGGCGGTGGCCAACACCGGGTAATTCGTCAACGAAGGAGTCTCCTGATCAACAAGGGGTGGTTAGAGGGCGAGGCGCGCCGTGAGGGAGGCTTCGACCGCGCGGAATGCTGGGCCGACACCGTCGGCGAACGCGGGGGCTAGGTAGGGGTGCGCCGGCACGGTCACCGCGCTCACTTTGCGGACCCCGTCTCCGGTGGTGATCACTAGGTAGCCGCTGGAGGGGGCGGTGATGGTGGCGCCGTGTTCCTGCACCCCGGCATACGGCACATCGACCGGGCCGATGCGAAACCCGGTCGGTCCGTCGGGTTCGATGGTGATCGATTCCCGCAGGTGCCCCTCGGTGTGATCCCCCCGATACCCGCCCGGCCCGGCCGGGGCGTGTTCCCGGGCGGCGTGTTCGAACACCCGGGCGCCGACCAACAAGGATTCAGACAGGAGCGGGGGGCTGATCACAGCCACGGCGCGCGCCAGCCGCTCCCGCGCCCCCACTAATCCGTCCAGTGTCGTGGTGATCTCGATCCCAGCCACGGGGGTTAGGGGTAGGCGACGGCGCGGGCGAACGCGATCAGCGCCGTGGCCGAGGGGTTCGCGGTCCCGGTCAGCGCGTAGGAGGCCCGCGCATAGGGATTCACCACCGTGCCGGGGGGCAGCACGATCCGCTGCGCCGTGGGCGAGGTCACCGCGTCAAACGCCGCGAGGTCGGTCCACACGATGGCGTCGATCGAGTACTGGATTTTGACCGCCAGGCTGGGGGATGTCCCGGACAACCCGAACACGTGCAGGTGCGCTGAAGCCCCCGCGAAGCCCGGCCCCGCCGATGCCGGGCCGGGGTCCAGCGACACCGATATGCCGGTGCCGGACAAGGGGAGCGTGGGTGCGGCCAGGATGATGCCGCCGTCCACCGCGCCTCTGGGGGCGAACTTGACATCGACCGTGGTGGCGTCCTTGGTTTTCCCCGCGAGGTCGTAGGTGACCAACACCGACGGGACCAGCAACACTGGTTTGCGCGGCCCCCACCCCGCCGGGGCCAACGCCACCAACGCGGGATCGTCCTGGCCGAACAGCTCAGCCACAATCTGATCGATCGACCCTGGTCCATAACTGTAGAACCCTTTGAGGTCGAGATCAGATTTTTGAATACCAGCCAGGTGATCGGTCGTCATACCGCCGAAGGTGGTGATGTCGATTTCGGCGGCGTCCCGTTTGAATTTGTAGTCATGAAAGACGTTCGACACGTCCCATTGATTGATCGCGATCGCGGTTTTCCGCGCCGCGACAGCACGCGTCACCATAAGTCACTCCGCCGACATGGAGTGGCCACCACCGGCCGAGACACGGGCCACGATGCCGGCCGCCTCGTATTTCTCCGGGGTCGGGCCGGTATACACCTCACCGACCTCGACCCGAACATTCCGGCCCGTGCTCGGGTCGATGAAGTCCAACCCGACACACGCCACCCACCGGTCACTGGACATGAAAAAGTGGCCTCCTCGGCCAGAATCACAAAAAAAGAGCCCTTGTCAGGCCAGGACTTCGACGGTGATCTGCACGCCGTAGTAGTGAGTGCCACCGACCTTGTAGGAGCCGTAGCGGGACGCCGAGACCACCTGCACGACCTGGGCTATCCGGTCCAACACATCCAGATGCGGAGGGCCGGGGTCGTCTCGGTGCAGCGCGGCCACGATCGGGCCTTCGGGGTCAAGATAAAAATCCAACGCTTCTTGCGCGGATTCCTCATCCATCCGATTGGTCAGCACGGTCACCAGGAAACGCCACCGCGCGCCAGCACCATTAAAAGCGGCCTGGTAATCCAGGAACGGGCGGCCCGGCTCGATAAACACGCACGGCACGCTCATCGCGTCGGGAATGAACGCATACACCTGGATATCGGCGTAGCCCCTGATGCGGTCGGCGATACCCCAGCGCAGATCCGCCATTCTACCCATGCACCCTCACTACTGTCTCTCACTACTCAACTGAAGAACAATCAGGCCACCACCAATTCCCCCAGCCCGGACAACAACGCCGCCGCCAGCGGGTTCAACGCCGCCTCGGTGACCAACACCCCGCGCTGCCCACCGAACGCCCCGGTGGAGATCCCGGTGATCCCCGCCGCGCCGTTGGTCATGTCCTTGGATTTGAAATAGTCGATCGCCAGGATCTGACAGGCCTGCGTCACCTGCGGGGGCACCGCTGGCCAGCCCCACCGCGCGCTCACCCGCACCCGCGCCCGTGGCGAACCCCCGTAGGGCCACCCCCAGTTACCGTAGCCGAACGGCGGATAGCCATAGCTGGGTAGCGGGTAACCGTAGGGCAGGGTCCCGGGGAAACACCGCGACCCCACCAGCTGGATCTCGCGGTAGGGCTCACCAGGCGGGGGCTCGGTGGGCGCGGGCCGCCACTCACCGACATCGAGCACGGTCTCGAACACCCCGTCGTCATCACAGTCCAGCGCGACCACCACGGTGTCGGCGTCGGCGAATGACCCCACCCACAACCGCCGGGGATCATCGGCCACGAAACTCCGAACCGTGGCGGGTGCGGTGCGCCAAAACTGGTCATCACAGTGCCGGTCGATACGCCGACTGGCCGCCGCGATCGCCAACCTCAGTGCGTCGTCGACACCCTCACCGGTCAGCCGCAGCGCGGCCTTCAACGCCTCCAGCGACAGATACTGATCAACCGGAGCGCACGAGGCAGGCATGGGTTAGCGCGTGCGGCGTCGTTCCACCGGACGTCCCCGCCGCTCGGGGGTGAGCACCGGTTCGCCCGTGACCAGCTCGGCGATTCCCGCCGCCACCCAGTTGTGGGCGCACTCGGCGGGCACGTCCAGCTCGTCACCAGTGCTCACCCAGAGGTTGAGCGCCGAATACGAGGTCAGCATCCGCACCCGTGGCATCCGGTCAGACCTCGTGGTAGGGCTCGGCATACAGCGTGTTCGCCGACTCCTGACCGCTGACCTGTCTGGCCGGGCCCTGGGAGGCGAACCGCAGGGTAGCCAGCGCGTCCGGTGAGGCGGCCCACCCCTCCGGGTCGACATCCGACGGCGCGACGTGCTGGTAGGGCACGATGTCATCCCCGGGCCGGATGATCGTGCCGGCCTCGGGGACAGCGCGTGGGCCGCGAGCGGGTCTGGGGACCTCGTCCCCAGGCGCGGTAGCTCGCACGGCCATCACGCACCCCCGTGTTTGAACGCCACGATCGCTTTCGCGTCGTTCGGGGCGGCGTCCAGCCGCGAATAGGCGAAAAAGCCGCTGGCGAGTTGGTCGGCGTAACGTTCGTGCAGGGCGACCATCTGCACGTGGTGCACCTGGCGGATGGTGTAGCCGCGTTTGACATCACCGAACAGCAGCGACACCGCGTTCGGCCCCGGGGCGGCGATACCCACGTCAATCGAGTAGGGCCGCCCGTTGATGGTGGCGGGTTCCCCGGACACCGGGACCGGGTTGTACAGCGGATGACCCTGGCTGTCTTTCAGCTTGCGGATCAACGCCAGCATCTGATCCGACATCACCCAGCGGGCGTTACCCAACCG